TCAAACTCTTCAAACCAAAAGTTATCGTCTGCCATGACACCATCTACCTCTGTTCTACATACCATGTACCAGTTAGCACCATCAGGTGCTTCATCTGGGTATTCTTCTATACTTATCGGGCCTTCTATTACATCCCATATTTTAACTATCATTATTATTACCCCAAGATTTTAACAGGTTCATGTAATGATCTAAGCCTATCATAACTACCCAAGGCTTACGATCTGATCTATAACAAACTACAGGCTCACCTTTACCGTGAGCTTCAGCTTGTTCCATGTAGTCATACACAGTCTTTAGTGCAGACTTTCTTCTTTTAACTTCTATTGTTATTGGTATCTTTTTTCTAGCTGCAGGAGATAGTTGAATATCTTCACCAGTATCTCCCATAGTAGTAGATCTAACATCATCAGGTTCTAGGTCAGGAAATGTTTCCAGTATCTTGTCCCTGATTTCGTTCTGTCCAAGTCTACCTTTTGCTTTAGCTGTTCTAGCCATTTGTAATCTCTGGAACCTTTGGTGGTTTCTCTACATGAACTAGGTATTCAATACCATAAGAGTATTCAAACATTCGTAGGTTAGGCCAACAAGATTTCTTATACTCACAGAACTGACAAGCTTTATCTAGCTTGGTGTTAGGACTAGACTTGCTGGCAGGTACGGGTGATACACGCTCAGTAGGTATGTCACCTGCGACCATAGTTTTTGCAGCTTCCATCTCTGTTTGTTTGGTAGAAAGCTCATTAGAAAAGTCATATACGTCAAGACATATTTCTCCGTTAACTTTGTCGATAGCTAGAAAAGCACCACGATTTTTATCTGTAACTAGTGGATCATCTTGTGCTGCATAAACATAAGAAGATAGTTGACTGATGTAACCAAAGGGATCATTGTCTCTTAGCTCACCATCACGAAACTTTTTAAATGCAAAAGGACTACAAGACTTTACGTCAACAGTCATACCGTCAATGACTGCATCTCTGTGTCCACGTATGCCATGCACAGTAACACGATCCTGCATACCTTCTACCTTATGACCTGCTGCTTTACACATAGCAAGTATTAGTTCTTCTATCATATCTCCATAGAAAAACTTAAGAAGCATTTTAGCATCTAATCGTTCACCAATCTGTGGTTGATTAACTTTGTACCACAGCTTACGCTTACAGGGTGTGCCTACTGACGACAGAGAAAGATAACCACGAGGTTCCTGTGGCTTACTGAATCTTTTACTTGCAACATCAGCAATGTTCTTACCCATAGCTTCTGCGATAGACTTTCTCCAACCACCTTGACCATAGATAACTGACTCAAGATCTTCTATTAGAGTATCAATATTTTTCATATTTTATCCTTAAAAGTAGCCCCCCGAAGGGGGCTTAGTTGAGAGAGGAGTACTAGAACAGAACTGCGTCTGCTTCTTTTTTGTCTGCCGAAGGCAGGGTATCCGCTGAGATAGTATCAGCTTGGATTACGGCATCCACTGGTACATGTTTGATAACCTTTACGGAATCAAGACGAGTACCGGGACGATCTTTATAACTGGTATCATATACAGATAGCATGACCTCTACAGTAGAGCCATTCCCAATGGGGCCATCAGTATCGAAATCCCAAGTAGCACCATCAGAATTAGTAACAGCAGGTGCGCCACTATCCCAATCCCTACCTGTATTGAACTTACGTATGAATTTAGTTTTGAATAAACCATTACCTACATCCTTTGGATTCTTGATTGAACGTGATGCTTTTAGTGCAGCAACATTCTTTTCATCCATGAGTAGGTCAATAGTGCAAGCACCATCGTGATCTTCATACGCACCTTGAAAACCTTTCAAGTCACGGTTTTGAGCAAACACTTTTGCCCATTCTGCAGTACCAGTTAATTTTACTTTACGTGTAGCCATGCGGCCCTCCATTGTTAATGTACGTCACTATAACGTTGACCATACTGTATTTCAATACCTAAGTCAACATTTAATTTAAGATTTTCGTTAAGTTTTTTTATTGCCCATTCTAGTGCGGAACTGTGCTCATCTTCTTCTCCTTTTCTAACTAAGTTAATTGATTCATCATGAAACTGTCCAATGATATTTGGCCTACGAGTTCTGTAGTAAGCAACCCACTTATCAAAACAGTAAGCACCAGTCGATTGATTGAGTGTAGAGAATACATCCTTCTCATATCGAAGTGAGTGCCAGAATTTACTTACTGGATTCTGTACCCACATCTCGTCATTTATCTTTCGTACTTTCTGCTTGTCGATAAAAGCTTTGACTGACCAGTTACGTTTCCAATATGCATCAAGTAGTGCTGCTGCTTGTTTCATAGTCATGCCAGTCTCACGAGATAACTTTGGTGCGCCAACACCATAAGTAGCAGAGTAGTTCACAACTTTGTAATCCTTACGCAAAGCTTTTATGTCAGGTCTATCACCTCTGTTGTATAAATCTATCTCTTCCTGAGTGATTGCACCTGCATGTTTAGCTAAGTCTAAGTGTGGATCAAAGCCATCTTGTGACATCTCTTCTACATAGTCTGGATCAAATGGTTGCATGTAGTGTCGCTTGGTTGTGTCCTCTAGTGAAGTCATATCAGCACCGCATAGTATGTAACCATCTGGAGCTGTAAGACAACCACGTATCTCTTTACCCCAAGGTTTATCTACAGCAGGTAGATTAACTAGAGGCTTCTTGTGTTTGAAACGTAGTGTATTTGTAAGACCATCAACTTCTGCTCTCACGTAACCATTGTATTCACATTCTAAAAAACCCTCAAAGATTTTTAGTCTGTGTTGTATTACAGTAAGACCACTGAGAACTTCTACAGTAGGATTCTTACTGATTAGTAATTTTACAGATGGAGTAAGCTCACCATCCTTACGTACTTGAGGTACTTTCTTTTCTTCTCCTGTCTCCTTATTCTTATTGTACTTAAATGTACATGGTTCCCAACCAAGTGAATACAACCAGTCCTTCACTTGATCGTTAGAGTTGGGGTTAGGTTGATCCCAACCTTTGATAACTTCTACTTCTCCTTCGTAATGTCTGGGTAGTTTGTGTTCATCAAGTAAAGCAAACCATCTCTCACCATGAGATGAAGGTGAGCCATCCTTCTTGAAACAAACTTTAGGTTTAGACTTCTTAGTAGTAACCTTTCTTTTAGGCATAACATTTTTTAGTTCATCAATCTTAGATGACTGTTGGTTTGTAAGTTCTTCTACACAACGTTGAGCTAAAGGTACATCTAACTTCCAACCAACCTTCTCTGCCATTGCTGCACAGTCCATCTTGAATTGTAAGTATCGAAAGAACTTGTCTAGCTCAGGTTTACTTTTGTAGATAAACATAAACCGTTTTAACATGTCTTGCCATAGTCTCCAATTAATCTTGACATCTTCAACACAACGATGTCGGTAGTCATCCTGAGTAAGGTTCTGCCAGTCATCTATCTTAGGTTTAGGTATTCCAAAGTCTTCACCGAAAGACTCAAGTCCATGCTTAGGTCTATTGTAGTTGAGAACCCAAGACATAGGTAATGTATCAAACAATCTAGCTTTGATCTTAATGTCTAAGATTTTTTCTAGTAATGGTACATCATACCTAATAATGTTATGACCTATCAAACCTTGTTGACTTAGTAGTAGATTTCTCATACCATCATAGTCAAACAGTGTATCATAGATAACACCGTCAGTTGTGTAGGACAAGCAGTGTATCTTTGTAGCATCATCTAATAAACCATTAGCTTCTACGTCAAATACAATCATGCTGCAATTACACTCCCTTGATATGGTGCTTCTTCAGTTAATATGGTAGTCTCTGGATCATAGTAGACTGACCCTGCCCTACCTAATTTAGCAAACGGTCTGTTTTTGTCAACAATAAAATCAGTAGTATTCTGAAGTATCTCATCTTCTGACTCAACGTCACGTTCAATCTTGATACAGATGATAGCCTCTTCTTCAAGAGAACCTGCATACTTTGTACGACCATCATCATTGACCTGTGATATAAATACTACACCGATGTTGAGTTCCTTGGCAAGCTGTGCCATACGTGAACCCAACGTGGTGAGTGTACTTGTCGCACCATCTACACCAGACTGGGATAGATATGCAAGTCGTTGAACGTGATCAACAAAAATAAAATCAGCTCCATACACAGATGCAGCAAGTCTGGTATAATCCAGAAGTTTAAGGGGATCATCGTGACTACGCATTTCAAAAACAATAGTACGTTCTCCTTGTGTCATATCCTGTGCAGCTTTGATTACACTCTCTTCTGAGTAACCATTCTCCTTAGCATCATCTTTAGTTCTAACATTGAGACCGAGGTGATAGGTAGCCATAGCACGATAAGTTGTAGACTTCATCTCCTCCATGTGTAGTAGAGCTATGCGTGTTTCATTGTCACGCAATAGTCCAGTCTCAAAGTACCGAATAACTTCGGTCTTACCAGTACCACGAGGAGCTTTGATAAAGGTAAGACCTCCCTTAACCATACCACGTATCTTGTCATCGAGGCCAGAATGACCAGTGGGTACATACTCGTAAGGGTTTTCATTTAAGATTGCCTGTTCAACATCTACATCAGAACAGAAGAAGTTCTCTGGTGAGTAACGTTGTGGTTTCTTTGCAGCCCACATCAGATCATTACCATCGCCATGTTGCAGAAAGTCATTGGCATCTTTATGTTTTGTCATAGGAACATACCAGAACTTATCTGGAAATGCTTGATAGATTTTGTCAGCAGCTCTACGCCCTGCATCATCTAGCTCACCTGCATAGATGATCTCTTTGAATGACGACAGGTATAGGTGATTGTGTTTGATAAACTTTTCACCAATGCTTGCGCTGGGCAGTGACTTAACAGGAAATGTTTTGCCAAGTATCTGATAGAGAGATGCAGCATCGAACTCACCCTCAGTCAAATAGATACGTTGGCTTGTACCTGCATTGAACTCAGGGCCAAACAGGTAGTGCATACCAAGTCCCTTGTCCTTCATCCAAGTCTTGGACTTATCCTGATACGATCTGTATTTAACAGTGTGTGGATACTTGTAAGCATAGCGTATAGGTTTACCCTCGCTAGTCTGTAACTGTATCCCGTATAACTCACAGACATCAGGATCAATACTTCTGATATCATCGTAAGTCATACCATCAATTTCTATATCCATGATATTTCTCCTCTCTTTGAGTTGATACTCGTTAGCTACCCAGTCAAAGACTTCTGGCATGTCTTTCATCGGATAGGATTTACTACAGGAATGACAGTGACCGTAGCCATCATCATTCCAGTTGAATGCATCACTTGATCCGCAATCTACATACGGACAAGCTAGATGTGGGTTATCATTTGCGGCCATTATTTTTTAATCCTCTAACCAAAGCAGCCTTTCTCTCTTCTGGATTCATAGGTCTAATAGCATCATCAAAATAATCTACAATCATTCCAGTGTTCCAGTTCTTTCTTTCTACTTCTGCTTCTTCAATAGTATCAAATAATTTAGGATCGTTGTGACTAGTCTCACATGGCCACTGATTCGGTAGATACATGATATCACCATCAATGTCAAGTAGAATTGCAAACTTCATCCCTTTTTTCTCCTTTCTGTTTCAAATTCTGGTAGGCAAACTATATCTGTAACAGGGTCATTGAAACCTGCCACTGCAATAATTTCTACAGCAAGTGTATCATAATTGTTGGGGTCGTTGACATACTCTACGCAAGCATCCTCATGTTCAAAAGATTTATTAAATACGGTAAAGGGATTGCCTACAGTTAGTGTCACTAAGATTACCCATTTCATTTATACACTTCCTTTTACACAAACAAGTTGAGTTCCTGATTGAGCTACTCTAGGTCTGTAGTATTCGAAACCTTCAAAGCAACTGTACATGGAGTCATACTCGTCAATCTTCTCCACGAATGGTTGGTTGTTTAGCAAGTACACTAGAACTAAAATCCACATCGTCATCCTCCTTTATATATTTCATCCATTTCTTTTTATAGTGTCGGTAAAGATCTTCATCCCAACTTTCTATGTGCCATTGATCTGTCATTCTGTATACATCCTTAAAGCTTCCCATGATACTGGGTAAAGTTTCATCATCACATCTTCAATCTGTTCAGCTACAAGTCTTGTCTCGTACTGAGCATCATCTTGTAGACGTAGCCCACACATCTTTGCAAATGCATACAAGCTACCTGACCAGTACCATTCAGTCATCATTGACTGTGGCAATACCATACGTGCTTGTTCTGGGCAGACGTCTGCTTCTATTAAGTCTTTGTAAGTACACATAGCATGAAAGTAAGCATTGTCCTGTACGTAACGTGTGGTATCTGTTTCCCAATAGTCAGCCAGATAAGCTTTATCATCTGGATAATCTTCAGTATCATCTTGAGGTAAGCTGTTTACAAAACCAGTACCACTACCTTGTTTTTTATCATCAGATTTTTCTCTCCAGTTATCTGGTATATAAAACTCAGGTTCACTGTCAACATACCTACGGCTTATCTCATTCCAAGGCATGTACTCATGCTTCTGTAACTGTCTTGCTACAAAGATAGGAGCCTTGACATGAAACGTAGTAAACACATGATTGAATGGTGACTTGTGATTGTGCTTGGCTAAGTAGTGTATCAGCTTAATATCTTTATTATGTAACAGCTGAGGTTCACCAGAGTAAACACGTTGAATCCAATCACTCTTCTTACCAAAGCTAACTCGTGCTGAGTTCACTATTGTCAGGTCATTACCCATGTGATCTATATAGGTTGCCTTAATCATCTAGTATCTACCTCCAAACAAGCTAGTGTTTCTGAGCTGTGGTTGACTAACACCACCGCTTCTTTCAATGCCAACATACATTCTTCTTTCTTACCATAGTTACCCAACTGGTAGTAATCAACTCCTTGATTAGTTACAAGTTGCATCCAAACTAATATCCACATCATGTAATCTTCTCCTTCTTTGCTAACTCCAATCCCTTACCTAGCATATCTTGTGCTATCTGATACTGACCAGCAGCTATCTTATCATAGCTCCACCTGATCCATGACAATGCCTGTTTGTTTAAGACGTCAACCTCATACGGATGACCTACATCTGGCTTATCGTTACTAGTAAGAGAGCCTACCTTATTTAGGTTAAGAAATTTTAATAGGCTAGGTTTATCAGTAGGTACATCTACCTCGGTGTAATCCTTGCCACAATACTTACGTGCATCGGCTTGTGTTCCTGCCCATACACCATCACTGTTCTTGTATAGTCTCATTGTCTTTGTCTCCTCTCTAATGCAGACTGTGCTGTTTTCAAACTAAATTTATTATACGGATTTAAACTTGATACACTCTTATGACCAGAGACAGACTGGATAGCTAGGTGATCTACTCCACTTTCAATCATCTGTACTATCGCAGTCTTTCTCAAGTCACCAACTCGCAGGTCATCAGGAAGCCCCACAGTAGCCTTAACTTCTCCAAGCAGGGAGGTCATCTGGGATACTGTTAGTGGCCTGTAGGCACTGTCCTGTGGCCTGTGATGAGGTACTACATATTCTTGAAAGTCCCAATCCCTTTTCTGTTCAGTTAGCATTTCTAATAAGTTGTCAGGTATTGGTAGTTCAACGGTAGCACCACGTTTACTTTGAGTGATTGTAACTTTAGCTTGTTCTAGATCAACTGAATCCCAAGTCAAGTTACGAATGTCTATTGGTCTCTGTCCCCACTCATAACACATGAGAACAATTAGTCCTATGTTTCTCCATTCAAAATTACCGAAGGCAGCGTCAAGAAAAGACATCACTTGGTCATGTGTCCATATCACAGATCGAGGTTCGCTTGATCTCTTCTTGACTCTAGCCATCGGGTTGTTTGGTATCTCATCTATTGAGATTAGAAAATTCATGAGAACTGAAAACACTCTAGCAATATGGTTTGCGTTGGCTGTTGAGGTTTCCAGTTCTACTGTGTCGTATATCTCCAGACACATAGCAGCGTTAAGCTTCTTGATATTAACATTGCCAAGTGTCTTGCCCATAACAGACATACGACAGATAGATGCTAGAGCATACTCATAGTTTAATTGAGAAGATCTAGACAGGGAGCTAAACTGTCTGGTTCTAAAGTATTTGTTCATAGCATCTTTTAGTTTCATATCTTTCCTATCCAGTGTGTGCAGTCATCATGTGAGTCGTCAGGTTTTTGGTATACTTCCATGTTATCCTTTCCTACTTAAAGTTTAACTTAAAGTATATAATAACTTTTAATTATAATTATTAAATACTTATAGTTATACTTTAAGTAATACATATATGCAAATCATATCTTAGTCAAGCGTGACACAGTGTCACATACTATATCTAGTATTAGATATCTTTGTATACAAGTTAGCATCGTCTATCTTACACTCCTCCATTAAGTCTAGTGGTGTAATACCTAATGAGTCTAGTAACTCTGCAACAGCATAAGAGTTATCTATGATAAGTTCATAGAGTTGACCTACATTATCCATGTTTGGATCGTACCTATAGTTGTCGTCAAAACCATAGTCGTAGTGTCGTCCTAGACTGTAGCCGTACCTACTACCTCTATCAATAGTCTCAATGACAGATGGATCACGTTCAAACACTAGCTTAGACCAGTCAGCATTCTCCAATGCAAATACTAGCTTGTCCAAGTAGGTCAAGTCCTGTGACTCACTGACACTATGCTGACCGTAGTAACCAACGCTGATGTTAGTACACTCAGGTACAATCTCAGCATACTCATTACTATCGGTATAAGAACCACCACTGTCAGGCTGTAGCTGTGGCATATTGAGTGCATCTGCAAATGAATTAGCAAAGGCATCTGATGCAGTACGAAAGCCCATCTGGTGTGTGATTACAGACTTGTCACCGTACCTGTCAAAAGATATTACAGCCTTGGTGTAGGTAAGCCACATCGGA